AAGACCCTAATTTTAGACTTTGAGGGCGAGGCAAACACGATGTTATTGATATTACGAATATTAATACCAGTACTAAACGTACCATAACTTGCAAGGATAATAGAATTTTGTGCATCTTCGACCAAAGCCCTTATTTGTTCTCTTGTTTTTGTTGGAGTTTCACCATAAACAAAATACACATCTTCCCAGTTTTTCATTTTATCATATAATATTTTACCGTGTTTTTCTACTAATTGAAACAAGCATAAAGTGTTACCATTAATATTATTAAGCAACTCCAAGATAAAATTATTCCTAGATTCACTTGAAACCAAATAATTAATTTCTTCAACATAAGACATCCTTTCTCTTATATTAGGGTGTTTAAGTATTATACATTTTATTTTCAAATTTGCAAGAGTTTTTCTATCCATCAATTCTTTGGTAGAAATAACTTTTTCTGCTGGTCCAAATAACCCTTCCAATACTAGTTGATGCGTCTGTGTACCGTCTAGCGTCCCTGTAAGACCGAATCTGTACTTACACTGATGCAACTTAGTCATAATACCTGTTAGAGATTTTGCTTTAAATAAATGAGCTTCATCTCCAATCACACAATCAAATTGTTCAAAGTATTTTTTGGGCATTTTATATATAGATTGCCAAGTAGATATAACGATATCTTTATTTACCTTACGGTCATAACCTTGATATATTCTTTGACAATATGTACCTGAACTCCACCCGTAATCCTGAAAATCAGAATACATTTGTTCTACTAAAGAAGTAGTAGGTACTAAGATTAAAGCTTTAAGCCCCATCATATGATAATAACGAATTAAAGAATATATTATAAGTGACTTACCAGAAGCGGTAGGACTAACAAGAAGAGCACGATTTCTGGAAATGGCATGTTGTATAGCTTGAATTTGATAATCTCGTATTTTAAGACTCTTTCCTTTTGATTTAGGTTTAAGTGATCTGACAAACCCCCTAACAGTCTTATTATCGACATTCCGTACATTTTCTACACCCTCTTCTACTATATAGTCTATTTTGTTTTTATGACAATATGTTTTGACATACTCCAACAATCCCACATATAATTCACCTGTAGCTGGAGAGAATAATCGTATTTTTCCATCCCACATACGATTACGATATTGCGGCATAAATCTATATCCAGGCACTTCAAAGGTAAAAAAATCAGATAGTTCTTGTCCTTGAGAAGGTGAAAAATCAGATAATTTTAAATATACCTCATTCTTCTTTGAGATAATCATTATGCAGGCCCAAGACTCCAACCCACTAATGATTTTCTAACACCAGACTTAACGGGTCTTACCCTATGCCACATATTAGATTCAAAGAATAAAACATTTTGTTTTGTCTCTTGTGCAGCAAATGTAATATATCGTTTTCCATCCTGTTCATGTCCCGGCCCGTAAACTTCTAAGTCAAATTCTCCACCTGTATAATCATCATTTAGAAGAATTGAAAATGTCACCTTTCGTATTTTTCCGTCAGAATAAGGTTTGGCAAGTATATCTTGATGCCAACCATATTCACCACCTACAGGATACTCAGAATATTGTAACGGTTCAATAGTATCGATATCACATTGCCATCGATCTTTATTGATATCCTTGACCATTCTAAAAATTTGTTGGGTAAGACTTTCCGTACCACCACCCCCCGGCCCGCCGATTGGATGTTCTAACCAAGTTATATTTGATCGTCTGTTAACCCGTCCAGTTGGTGTAACAATAGTCCCATCACCCAAATCATCTTTTTTGTACGATAGTATCTCGTTGATAAAATCTTCATCAATGTGTGTAAGTAAATAATCTATCATTATATCATCCCTGCTTCAAATTTTTTCCACTCTATAGAGTTTTTGATATCCCATCCACGATTGTCTATAGATTTAATTACGCCCTTGCAATAATCTACACATGATTCGTAGTAACCAATTTTATTAGAAAGTCTAAGAATATCTTCATCAGACTGTATATACATAGCAAGGTCTGTTTTCATAACTTTAATATCAAACGGTTTTGCAACATATACTTTTGCATCTGATTTACCGCCATAGTATTCCCATTTTTGACGATATAAGAGTTGATGGTCTGTTTTTGCTTTAACTAACAGAAGTTCGAAGTCTGCTTTATGGTTTAACCACTTCTGTTTAATAGTCTGGTTTTTATATGATTCTTGATCAATCCCTTCATAATCAATGATTGGAAGGTCTTCTTTTGCTGTTTGTTTTAATACATCTAAATCCATAATAGTTCCATAATAATTAAATGAGCAGTTTGGTTTCTCTCCTTTAAATAAATTAACCCCAATCAGGCTCGCCTAGTCATGATTGGATTTTAAGTTTAATGATTTGATAACTATTAAAGTATACCAAATCTGCTCGTTACTATATATAAGTTTAAACGCTCTCAAACTTGTAACTCTGATATTTAAAGGTTGCAGTTGCAGTTAAATATTCAACATCCGTTGCTGTTTGTGTATAATCCAAAGAACTAAGTTCAGTGGGAAATGTATTTTCGAAATTAATATTTAAAATAGGATTATTCTTATTAGATAAAATCATAAGAAATGCGTCTGAATATAAAGACTTATCGGGAGTTGTTTTGCCCACAATATCTACAGATGGAGTTTCACCAACTTCTGGCCTAGTAGAAGTTACATCTCTATATGTTTTGAATTCTTCTCTTTTAGAGGGAAACCCTATACCCGTCATCCAATCATGTAAAGATTTATAATTTTCCAAATATTCATCTACAATAAAAGTAATTACAAGATCAGTGTATGCTACCTTATCCCCCATAGTTGGAATATCTTTAAATGGCGTTGGTAGTGTCGCTACCCCTACACTAATGCCAGGTAAATTTGCACCGACAGTGAAAAATTCCACTTTTGGTAATTGTTGAAGACCAAAACGGAATTGAGTAGGACTTGCATAATCCAACTTATCAGGCTGTCTTGCAGTTGGTGATTGTTTTGTAACCATATTACTATTTATACATAAAAAAAGAGAGAGGCATATTTACCTCTCTCTTTAGAACACTTAACATGTTTCTTATTTTATAGTAAAAAATCTTACATAAGATTTGCTACTTTAACCCTACGATACCAAGCGTTGGTGTCAGCATCCAAGGACGCATCGGTATTAACCGTGTCACCAGCAGCAACCGCACCAGATGCGGCAAACGGATTAGCAGCAAGACCGTAACGAGTCTTGAAACCAATCTTGGGCTGGAAGGAATTTTCACCAACCGCACGAACCATCTGAAGAGGAACGTAAGGACAGTAAAAGAAACCAGCATCATAAGGAGAAGTACCCTTATAACCTACAACGTAGTACTGAGCAGCAGCAACATTTGCAGAATAAGGATCAACATAAACCTTGAAACGGCCATTCATAACACCAGCAAAAGTAGCAGATGTGTCATCAACACTAAGATTATTGTTGAGAGCAGGAGTATAATCCAGAACACCCGCCATCTGAAGTGCAGAAGCAACATCAGCAGAACAAATGATCGTATTACCTTTACCCCGGCGAGTCTGTTGACCAACCGCATTGGCATCACGTTCAATCTGGAACATCAGACCTTTAAATTTCTCAACACTCCAACGTCCGTTAGAGTCTGTATCAAGGTCGAAAATACCAGCATTAGTCGTGTTTATCATAGCACCCTTAACAGCGGTGATATACAGGGCACGAATAACTTCACGGTTAATTTCTGCAAGGATTTCTGTAGACAGGATATTAGCAAGTTCTGTCTCTGCGTCCAGGCCGTGAATTGCTTTCAAGTCCTGAGCAAGTTCCATCGTGTACTCGGCTTTGAGCGCACGGGAAACTGCCGTAACAGTGGATTTCTCAATTGAGAACGCCATCTCAGCGAAAGAATTAGTTGTAGTATCTCCTAATGCTTCCGCAGTTGCTCTGGTGAAACCAGAAGCGGTAGTATAAGTACCAGCCGGCGAATCGTTAAGAACCGCAGGATTGGTTTCTGATGCACCAACGTCACCAGAAGTGGGATTGTCTCCAGAACCAGCAGATGTACTACCCGCCAGATTTTGGTTCGATTTACCTGTTCCACCAGGCATTGACTCGTCAACGAGAGCTTCAGCACCATCCTGAGAAAGAAACGAGGAACGCATTGCAAAGATAAGTCCTGTCGGGCCTGTCATCGGTTGTACGCCACATACGTCATACGCAATCAGGTTAGGCATTGCCCGGCGAACGAGAGAAATCATGATTGGATCCCATGTATCCATCTGTCCACCAGACATTGCATTAACTGGTGCAGCCTCCGAAAGATACTGACGATCTTCTGAAAGTGCTTTTTCTTGGTTTTCTAAGATGAGAGTGGTAACTGCCCGCTTGTAAGAATCCTCAATCTTCGGAAGATCGGGGTGTTCTAGGACTGGCTGCCACTTTTCTTGTAGATGTTCTGTCTGAAACATTTGTTTCTCCTTTATTTTTACATCTTTGTTATAATATTAACTGGCACGTTGCTTGTTACGACTGATAGCCGACATATATGCGTTCATGGCATCTGTCGTATCAATGTCCTGTGCGGTGCCACCATCTTCATCATCAACTTGTTCAATAACCGTTTTGGGGAAATAACTTTCCTTAATGGTATTAAGTTTTACCTTAAAAGACTCTTCATCAGTAAACTCAATATCATCCGTAAGGGATTTGAACTTTTCAATTTCTGTATCGGTTAAATCTTCGGAAGCCTCCAAAATAACCTGTTCCCGAACTAGACCAGATTTATCTGTTTTAAGAGCAACATTCTGATCCATAACATTATTAATCTTATCTTCTAATTCGGTAATTTTTTCAGATTGTGCCTCAAGTACATCGTACTTCTCATCAGGCACATCAATATAATGATCCTCAAACAACTGTTTCAGTCCAGAGATGAAGTCTTCTGCAATTTCGCCTTTAAGTCCACGTTCAATTGCCAACTCGTTCTCTTTCATCCATTCATCAACGACATAGTTGAGATATGTATCAACCTTTTCTGTAAGACCTACAACCTGTTCTTCCAATTTTTCTTCAAATTCAGAAGTCATGTTATCGTGAATACGAGTAATCTCTTCACGGGTCTTTGATTTGACAGCAGCTTCGAAAATTGTTGCTGCTTTCTCTTTAAACTCTTCAGAAAGTTCTTCACCTTCCACAAGAGCATCAACATCTTCTTTGACATTAATCGATTTGATTTTTTCTTCGATCTCTGCTTTTGCGTCTTCAAGTTTCTTCAACTCTTCTTCCGACTTTGCATTTTCTGCCTCAGCCAATTTAGACTGATGTGCAGAAAGCATTTCATCGATTTCAGATTTTTTCATTTTACCAATCTGTTCAAGTGTCTGTGCCTTAGTTAACTTTTTGGCCTCAGAAACAACTTCTTGATCTTCTTCTGGTTCTACATCATCCCCAGCGGCTAACTTTTTTGGGGCATCTGCTTTACCAGCACTTTTCTGTTGAGCATCACCAGAAACTTCCTTGGATTTAGTTTTGGATGTGAGGTCTTTTTCCTTACGGTCCTCATCTGCTCCTTTTTCAACTTTAGCCTCTGGGTCTGCACCGCCGAGGTCATCTGTTTCTCCACCTGGAGTTTCTTTATCAATTTTTTTGGGTTTTTCTGATTTTGTGGCACCCTTGGTCTGGGCATCACTTGCTTCATCGAGTTCAGCAAGCACTTCCGCTTCCAACTCTTCAATTGTTTGTTCTAATTCTGACATAGGGTGTCTCCTTACCTAAGTAATTCGTATTATATATTTATAAGATTAAAGTCTTTTAAGAAACTTTGCAAACGCTAAAGCCTCCTTATTTGCATCTCTTTGACGTTTTTTAACATCAAATTCCTTCTGTAAACCTACAAGTTCCTCTTCTTGAAGGGCTCCATTATTCCAAACCCATTCCTTTCCTTCCATAATACCTTCTACGAAAGCATTAGGTGCGGAAGGGTCTGCAACAATATCAGCAGCAGTAGCAAGATAAAAATCATCACGAACATAATTTGTACCACCTTTTTGATTCAAACTACCCATTCCCCGTGACGAAACGCCCAACTTACCACCATCATTTATGATATCTTTGACTATTTCTCCCATCGGAGTCCCAAGAATTTTTGCTTCTCCAACGAAATTTTTTCCGTCTGGATGCAACTCTGTGATCATATGGGAAACTCTCTCAAGATTAACCGTTGGGCCATCAGGGTGTCCAAGTTCTCCATATGCTCGATTTTCTTTTATGAAATTTTTATTATATTTAGCAACTTCTTTTTGCAAAACTTCCATAGGATATATTCGACCATTGCGATTCTTTACATCTGCTTGCATGAATATACCTTTAATTTTATACTGTTTTTTACCGTTTTTTTCTTCGGTAATGTATTCCACATCTTCGATTGCTTCTGATATTAACTTCATATACCTATCCCTTATGGTTGATTACCAATTGCAGTACAGCTCATTGCAGAACCACAAGCAATTGTATCTCCTGGCTTTTTATCTATAATTATTACATCATTCTGAATTAATACTACCGTACCAGCAAAAG